GGCCCGGGTGATGGTGGCGATGTCGCCCTCGTCCATGACATGACGCTTGGCGCCGAGCGACTTGCGCATCTTGCCGCAGAGGTTGACCCCGTTGATCAGCTGTACCTTGCCTTTGCGCTCGGGGGCCTTGCGGTTGGACAATCCCCATACGTAGGTGGCGATACCGGTGTTGTAGAACATGTCGGTGGGCAGGGCGACGATGGCCTCCAGCAGGTCCGCCTCGAGGATGTAGCGGCGGTTCTCCGATTCTCCCGAACCGGCGCCGCCGGTAAACAGGGGCGAGCCGTTGAGGATGATGCCGATCCGCGAGCCTTCCTCGCTCATCTTGCTGATCAGGTGCAACAGGAACAACAGCGAGCCGTCCGAGACCCGGGGCAGCCCCGGTCCGAAGCGGCCAGCGTAGCCCTTGAGGGCATGTTCGTCCTGGACCTCCTGCTCGATCTTCTTCCAGTCGACACCGAACGGCGGGTTGGAGAGCATGTAATCGAAATGCCGGCCATGGAGCTGGTCGCCGGACAGGGTGTTGCCGAATTTGATGTTGCCGACCTCCTGGCCCTTGATCAGCATGTCCGCCTTGCAGATGGCGTAGCTCTCGGGGTTGAGTTCCTGGCCGTAGGCCCGCATGACCGCCTGGGGGTTGAGCTCGTGGACATACTCCATGCCCGAGGACAGGAAGCCGCCCGTGCCCGCCGTCGGGTCGTAGATGGTGCGGATGATGCCGGGGGTGGTCAGGGCGTCGTCATCCTCCATGAACACCAGGGCGGTGGTCAGGCGGACGATGTCGCGCGGGGTGAAGTGCTCGCCCGCCGTCTCGTTGGAACCCTCGGCGAAGCGCCGGATCAGCTCCTCGAATACCAGCCCCATTTCATGGTTGGAGATGGCCGTGGGCGAGAGATCGGTGGCCCGGACCTTCTGCACCACCTTGTACAGGAGGTTGGCGTCATTGAGCTGGCCGATGAACTCGGTGAAATTGAAGTACTCGAAGATCTCCCGGGCATCCTTGGAGAACCCCTGGACATACGACTCCAGGTTGTCCTTGATGCCCGATTCGCCGAGGGTGGCAAGATCCATCTTCGAGAGGTTGTAAAACCTCAGATCGCCGGTGGCCCGCAGCAACAGTTTCTCCTGGGCCTCCTCCGGCAGGTTCAACGTCTGAATCCTCTGGTATTCGGTCAGCACCGCCGGCTTGGTCGCCGCCAGCACTCCTTCCAGCCGCCGCAGCAGGGTGAAGGGCAGGATCACCCGCCCATACTGACTCTGCTTGAAGTCGCCACGGAGGAGATCGGCCAGGGACCAGATGTAGGCGGCCAGGTTGTTTGTTGATTGGGTCATTTACTGTACGTCCTACCTCAAAAATATTTCGTCATAAAAAAACAGACCCTACCTATCAGAACTCGTTCAAGCAGGTATGGTGCCACATTGTAACAACTCGAATTGCCGAGAAATGAATATGACTCCGCACCCTATCAGGATGTAACAGGAATTTCAAACCGATATCGTTTCGTGTGCCATCGAGAATGCACGATTGAGATGCTCGTTATGAATAAGGGAAGGGGAGGTTCGACTTTGCTCTCTGAACCGATTGGAGCCCATAACTTTCAGGTGAGGTCAAAATGAGCTTGGTTATTGATAATTGGCATGCAAGACTTCTCCTGGCGTTAAGATGTTGTTTTCGCTAAAGATGGGCCTGCCAATCGATCTCAGCAAATCGTGATTCTGGTGAATCCTATTGTCATTCATGAGTTTGTGATTCTGACCTCCCCAGGTGCCACGGCCCGGACAGTAATATTGATCCCGGTAATTGGCTCGCCGGCGGGGTCGGTGAACTGGTGAGTGACCTTCGCCGGCGCATTGTATCCGTGCATTGCGTTGAGTTCTTTCACGGCCGCGATCCGTTCGGTTGCCCTGGCTGATTCATCGCGGGCGATACCGGCCAGGATCTGAAGAGAGTGCTGCTTTTCCCACACCAGTTCATTGAGTATCCGGTCCTGGATCTCTTTGATTCTTGCCGCTATCTTGCCATTCGCCAAGAGCCTGCAAGATGCCTCATTCACGGTTTTTGGGGACATCTTTGGGGGGTTGTAGCTCTGCCGATACGCCTCCGAAGCGTTCCCTGTCTCCAGGTACGCAAGGCAGAAGGTTTCTTGCTTCGGGGTCAATTTCATCATCTCTTCGCTACCTCCTCAAGTCTGGTCTTCATCCACTGGTACGCCTTGGCTTCTGAGCCGAATACCCGGCGCGCCCAGTTCACTGCTTGGTCTTGGTCGGCCATGATCACACCACATTGCCGGCCAGCTTCGCCTTGAACTGCTGGGCCTGTGCGGCCTGTACCGCCGCCTCTTGCTGCCCGGTGCCCTCGTGCCGGTGAATCTCATGAGCGACAACATCGAAACTTGCCGCTCTCGGGACAGGGGGGTGGAGTGGTTGCACACGGCCCACGATATAAACCCGATCTCCTCGTTCCAGGTGGGTCTTGGCGGCCAGGGCATCAAAGGCCCCTACCTCGATTTGCGCCCGGTTACATCGAACCGTGAAAACAATAAAACTGGGCCGAATCCGGTAGAATTGCTTGATGACCGTGCCTGAAAATCGAACCTCGTTTATGTCCTTCATCTCAGCGTCTCCTTTCCTGTGTTTTCGACAGATAACGGTCTCCAGTGTGTGACCTTCTCCCGGTCGCCTTTGGCTCGATAACGAGGGGTGTCTCCGCAATCCATAAATTTCACCCCGCACTTCGGGCACCATCCGGCCCCGGCCGTAAATTTAAAATCGGCTCGGCTTCCACAAAACGGACATGGGAACCTTCCATACTTCCCGCCGGCCTGGTCGATCCTCACAAAGAATTTCATGTGTGTTGCTCCGTGGTGTTGGGTCTTTTAAAAAGTAGGTTGCTCGGCGTCGGTCTCGTCGGTCTCGGTGATCGCCTCGCAACAAAATTCCATCGACACTCCGAGCCATTCATTCAGGTCAAGACCGGCAAGAAATGCCTCGGTAATATCGCTTCCGATGGCTGCAGGGGTCATGGCGCGGAATACTCCAGGAACGTTGTCAGTCCACCATTTCCACGCTTTTGAACCGGCCTCATCCGTGTCCATCGCGACCAGCACCACAGGGCAAGAGGACAGTTTATCTATCAGCTCGGTATCTGGTCGGTTGCTGGTCGAACCCATGGCCACGACGAATGCCGGCCTTGTGAGTTCCTGGCTCAACAGAATGGCGTCGAGCTCGGATTCGACGATTATTGCGGTGTTCTCGTAAGGGTCGCCGATCAGGAAGGGATCTTTTACTGAACCGGAGACAAGATGATAACGCCCAAACTTCTCCGCGTCCGCCGCATTGTTGCGGCGCACCCTGATTCGCTGGTCACGCCAAGGAATTAGTAGGCCGCTAGGAACAACCATTTTCTTTTTTGGGCCGTCCGGCTCAAGGCCGAATTCTCCCCGCCAAAAAAATCTGTCTTTGGTCAGCCATCCGAGATTGAAGCGTTCAGCAGTTTCACGGGTGATGCCCCGGCTAAGCCGCAACCACTCGAGCACCTCGTCGTTGCCAAGCAGGTTTTCATGCGCTCTGGCTATACCGAGTGCGGCCCGCTCCCGCCATGCTGCAGGTTGTGACGCCGGGGTCGGTTTCGGCGCTGGTTGCATCTTGGCCGGTCTGCTCTGCCGATTCGGGGAAAGCTGTTTTCCGACCAGGGCGGCGGCATCCGGGAAGGACATTCCATGGAAGTCCCGGAGGTACTGGAGGGCATCGCCGCTCTTGCCGCACCCCCGGCACCAATACCGCCAGGTGTCGGCATGGATGACAAACCGATCTCGTCCACCGCAGGACGGGCAAGGAGAGGCATATTCGGCGCCGGTCTTCTTTTTCGGCCCGAGGCCGTCCTTTTCGATCAAGGTCATCAGCATGATTTTTCCCTGCTGTCTGTTAATTCTGCCAATTCTGCCGAATCCTGCCGACTCATCGCCGCAGCATTGGAAACAGGGGGAAAAATAGGCGGCGAAATACTGCCGCCAATATTTTCCCTATAGGCGGCGGCATTATTTCCGGCTGTTTCCTTGGCAGGATCGAATTCATCGTCTTTGGGAATCCTGCTGAATTCTGCCGGGGTGGTCAGGTATGTTTTCCGCCTGGTCCGTATCTCTTCCGCCGGCAAGTCAACTTCGATGATGCGACCGTGCGCCATAAGGACGGCGATTGCCATTCTCACCTCGGATCGCTTGAGGTTGGGCACAGATGTTTCAAGGCTCGTCTTGTTGTGCCGGTGCCCCTGCTGTACCTCGCTTGCAAGGAAGCGTTCCACCTGGTCGAGAATGGCCTCGTCGCGTTCTTCCTTGCTGATCTGAATATCGGTGAAGGTCTCGAAGGTGTAGCCGGTTCGACGGATCCACAGATTCGGCAGGTTCGGCTTTGCATAGCTGAGTTTCGGCCTTGCCAGGATCGTGATAGACGCCTCCCCGTCTGGCGTGCATCCTGCCGGCGGTTTCATTTCGTCACCTGCCGACCAGGTTTGCAGGACCGATACCATCCTCGATCCATCAGACAAGGCGGATCCGCCCCGGCTGCTGTACTGGTCGAGGGTCTTTTCCCTGGCGTTCGCCTTCCCAGTGTGAGCAATCAACCGGACGCAGCAATCCAAACCTTTTACGATCCGGCGGCAGGCTTTTACGATCGCCTGCTCGTTGTCGTTGACCATCGTCTCGGACACGCCAAAGCTGATAAGGGGGTCGAAAATTATCAGAACCGGAGGGTCTTGCTGGTGGGTCTTGATGATGTCGTCAGCAAGCGTTGTGAGGACAAGGTTTCCATCCATTGCAACGATAAGACTTAGCTGTTCGCCGGTGACGTCCCAGGGAAGGACGCTCTGCATCACGACCTTTCGCTCATCGGCGGTCAGATCCATGCTGTTCATGATCTCCCGCAGACGGGCAACCAGCCGCTCGCGCTGATCTTCTGCGGTGATGATCAATGTCCAGCCGGGTTTCTTGACCCTCATTCCATGGACCGGCCTGTCAACTGATAGACAGATCGCCTCATATAGCACGAGGGTGGTTTTGCCGGTTCCGCCGGGGGCGCTGAGAGTTGCAACGTCAGCATAAAGGTATTCCTCCACGACACAGGTGGGGGTC